TAAGACCGGAACCGTGGCCGAAGGTTTCGTGCTGCTCAACGGTGAACGCTTTTCTTACCGCGAGGTGACTTGGGATAAGACGCGCGAGAAAGCTGCCAACATCGCAGCCAACAAGAATGCAGGCGAGTGGGACTTGCCGCAACTTAACGAATGGCTAAAAGAACTCTCAAGCTTCGATATTGATTTTGACATCAACCTTACGATGTTCGACGCAAAAGAATTGGCCGAACTCCCCGACGCTATCGAAGTCTCAGCGCACACCCGCACACCGGGTAACGGCAAAGAGAAAGAAGACAAAGACCGCGAGCCCGCAAAGTGCAAGCCCGGCGAAGTATACGCGCTCGGGTCGCATCGACTTAAGTGCGGCGAAGACGATCTTCATTACTGCGATTTGATTATTGCGCGATGGGAAAAACACTCGGGTCAAGAGGCAATTTTGCAGCCAAAAGCGATACTAAAATCAAAAGCTGCGCAACAGGTTATGAGCAGGACCGGCAATGCTTAACGAGAAACCAACACCGTCACTTTATGAAATGCAAACCTTCGAAGCGGCCATGCAATTGCGTGACCTAAAGGTTGGCGACGTTGTGACCGAAACGAATATGAAGGCGCTCAATTTCTTCGTTGGCGATATTTTAAAAGCTGCACGTTTACTTGAATTGAAATCGGCGTCGATAACTTTTAAAGATGGTAAGCCCGTGATCGATGACCCGAACGGTTTAATCGGTTCAGTAAAGATGCCGGATGAAGACGAATAAAAAACGCCCGCTTCCAAAAGCAGCCGAGCCCTTCAAGTTTAAGAAGGGCGTCTCGGGAAACCCCGAGGGCTCTCGTGCGCACAATCCTGCAATCCGGGCGCTTAAGAAACTAACGATAGAAATCTATCGCGAAGTCATTGAGCTTGCGATGACATCAAATCTTGCAGCCCTTAAAGAAGTTGCCGAACACCCCGACACTCCCGCCGTTCAAGTCGGCGTCGCAGTCGCGCTTATGAAAGCAATTAGAGAAGGCGACTATGGTGTGATCGAAAGAATCGCCGAACGCATTGTTGGCAAGATCCCCGACGAACTTAACGTCAACTCTAAAAACTTCAACGCGAATTTAAACGCCCGTATCGACCAAACGAAACTAAAGGCTGCACTTGCAAAACTTGAAGACGACGTTTGAAGATGAAGGCCCCGACGCTTACCGCGAGGCGCTTGCTAAACTGAAGTGCGAAGAGGATCATCTTTTTTTCTCACGATACTTTTTTAAAGCGCGGCAAGGGATTAAGTTCTTAGTTAACTGGCATCACCAATTGATCGCCGACACCATCGAAGATATTATTCAAGGCAGAAAGAAAAATGTTGTCATCACCGTCTCGCCCGGTTCGTCAAAAACTGAAATCGTGGTTATTAACTTTATTGCTAGAGGCTTGGCTCTCAATCCTCGTGCTCGTTTTCTTCACTTGTCTGGTAGCGATTCGCTTGCTTCACTCAACTCCGCTACCGCTCGTGAAATAATTCGCAGCGATGAGTATCAAGCGTTATGGCCGCTTCAAATCGCCGAAGACGCTAAAGCTAAAAAACGTTGGAACGTTTTGGTTGACGGCCAACCTGCGGGCGGTGTGTACGCAACTTCACTTGGTGGGCAGGTAACGGGTTTTCGAGCCGGTCATATGGCACCCGGCTTCCAAGGCGCGATTCTTATCGATGACCCGATCAAGCCCGAAGATGCGTTCAGCCGCTCAAAGCTCGACGCTGCTAACCGCAAGTTGCTAACGACCGTCAAGAGCCGAAAAGCCAATCCTGCAACGCCCATCGTCATTGTAATGCAACGCATTGCGGAAAGCGATCCGGTCGGCTTCATCGAAGGCGGCAACCTTGAGGGCGATTGGTCTTATGTGAAGATCCCGGCTCTAATCGACCTGCCTTATGTGAAGTCACTTCCAACCAAATATCAAAAGCTCATCGTAGCAGCCGAGAAAGACCCAACAGGACGTTTTTCTTATTGGCCGTACAAAGAACCCCTAAAGCAACTGCTCGCCATGGAGCGAGGCGACGGGGCCGATCAAAGCGGCGCTCGAATCTCACGCCACGTCTTCACCTCGCAGTATCAACAAAACCCGGTCGCCTTGGGCGGCAACATCATCAAGGGCGAGTACTTCACCCGTTATCAAGTCGTGCCCAAAATCAAGTACCGAAAGATTTTTGCCGACACTGCCCAAAAGACCAAAGAGCAAAACGACTTTTCAGTGTTCGAAGAGTGGGGTCTAGGAATTGACGGTAAGATTTATTTGCTCGACATGATTCGGGGTAAGTGGGAAGCGCCCGAGCTGCAACGCCGGGCGATTTCTTTTTGGAGCAAGGCTAAAGCCCGCGATGTCGATGCATACGGGCAACTTCGGGAAATGGTCGTTGAAGATAAATCTTCGGGCACGGGGCTTGTGCAAACGATAAAGACGCTCAATAATATACCTATCAAGCCAATTGAACGCCACAAAGACAAACTCACGCGGGTCATGGATGCTTTGCCGTATTTAGAATCGATGCAAGTTGCGGTTCCCGCCGATGCGCCTTACACTAACGACTTCATCGCTGAAAACGAATCGTTTGCTGCCGATGATTCACACGACTTTGACGATCAGGTAGATCCGATGGTAGATGCTATCGGGGACATGTTGGCTTCGGGCAACAAGATCAAGCAGTGGGAGCAGCTCGCAGCGAGAGCTTAGGGGAGTCGGTATTTACCGACTAGGGGGTTTTAAGGGATGGCAACTAAGGGACGGTCTAAAAAAGCTATTGCCAAAAAAGCACCCGCACGCGATGCCGCATCTAAAGGCAAGACCGAACCCCAAAAGAAAATCGTTGTTGACGCAATGGCCGTCTTTCGTGAAGAGGCAAAAGTCTCTCGTGCGGCCCTAACACTCGACGGCTTTGATAACTTCATTTCAAGGCTCGGACTCAATAACGACAACACCCTTTCAGCCGGGACTTATGAATTTAATCTTGTCACACGAAACCGAATCAAACTTGAGGCTGCTTACCGTGGCTCTTGGGTTGTTGGCGCTGTTGTTGATTCAGTCGCGGAAGATATGACCCGTGCGGGCATTGACGTATCAACCAACGAAGCCGACGAAGACATTAAAGATTTACAAAACGCAATTTCAAGACTGCAAGTATGGCAGTCGATTTGTTTACTCTCGAAGTGGGGCCGTCTTTATGGCGGCGCGATTGGTGTGCTTCAAATCGAAGGGCAGAAATTAGATACGCCGCTTAACCTTGATACCGTCGGGCAAGATCAATTCCGGGGCTTGGTTATTTTCGATAGATGGCAGCTCAATCCGATTCTAAACGACGTGATCGATTCAGGCCCCGAGATGGGACTGCCTAAATATTACGACATCGTAAATAATCCCGTATCGGTTGAACCTAACTCACCAACTGCGACCGGGCAGATTCGTGTTCACCATTCACGTTGCATTCGTTACACCGGGATCGACTTACCTTTCTTTCAAGCCATCACCGAAATGATGTGGGGCGAATCGATCTTAGAGCGCCTTTGGGATCGGCTCATTTCTTTTGACAACGCAACGATGTCGAGCGCGTCGCTCATTGATCGCGCAAACTTGCGCACGGTCGGCATCGAAGGTCTTCGCGAAATCATCGCAGCCGGTGGCGAAGCTCAAGCTGGACTTGTGGCGATGTTTGAAATGATGCGCTCCATGCAAGTTAACGAAGGCTTGACCTTGATCGATAAGAACGACACGTTCACTTCGACCGCGTATAGCTTCGCAGGTCTTTCAGACATGATGCTGCAATTCGGGCAACAGCTCGCGGGCGCATCGGGCATCCCCTTGGTGCGGTTATTTGGGCAATCGCCTGCCGGACTCAGCGCAACCGGCGAGTCTGACTTGCGTATGTACTACGACAACATCAACGCCCAACAAGAGGCGAAGCTACGCAACGGTTGGGAAATTCTTTTAAAAGTTCTTTGGCGCTCAACTTTTGGAAAGCCTGCGCCGAAAGATCTTGAGTTTTCGTTTACGCCGCTTTGGCAAATGTCGGCCACCGACAAAGCCAACAACGCGAAGACGCAGGCTGAAACGGTTATTGGAGCATTTGAAGCGGGTCTTACCGACCGGGCTTCATCGCTTAAAGAGTTGCGTCAATCGTCGGGTGATACCGGAATTTTCTCAAACATCTCGGATGAGCAAATAGCGGAAGCCGAACTCGACGAACCGCCTATGCCCGAAGATCCGGCGCAAGATCCGAATGCGGAAAAGCCTGCGCCTTTACCGGGCGAAGCCGACCCGGAAAAAGAGCCGGTAAAGAATTTAGACGCAAAGCCGATAAGCGCAATTGGGAAAATGAAAAGATGGCTTTCAAAGTAAGAAGCCTAACTTTTGACGCTAAGAAAACGGTAAGAGGAAAGTTCAAGCCGAGTACGACGGCGGAACGTGAATTCAGTAAAGCTTTGCGGAAAGTCGCGCAAGCATCGGGCCACATCGTTGACAATCATGTCGATGGTGCTAAGATTTTGGACGGGGGGAAAATGCAACAGGCGCTTAAACAGTATTCCGACGCATTAACTCCATGGGCTCAACGTCAATCCGCTAAACTCTTAGAGCAAGTCCAAAAATCAAATAAGAGAGCATACACCAACAAATCAAAAGCAATCGGAACCGCACTCAATCTAGGCGTTGCCGAAAAAGATGTTGGCGAAGTCGCACTTCGATTGCTCAACGAGCAGGTCGCTCTCATCAAATCCATTCCACTTGAAGCGGGCCTTCGGGCTCAAAAGATCGCGCACGAAGCGGTACTTCACGGTACACGTGCCGAAGCAAACGAAGACACCATTGCCGAGCTGCAAAAGCAGCTAGGTCTTACAACTGAAGTTGCAACATCGCGCGCAAAGCTCATCGCCATTACTGAAACGGCAAGAGCTAACGCAACAATTAATCAAGCACGCGCCATGGCAGTTGGCAGCGATCAATATCGATGGCACAATTCAGGCGACGAAGCTGTTAGGCATTCGCATAAGTTTTACAAAGGTAAGCGAATGCAAGGCATGATTTTTTCTTGGGATAATCCGCCCACACTTGACGACGGTATGAAGGGGCACCCCGGCACGTTTCCACGTTGCCGATGTTTCGCTGAACCCGTTTTCAGTGACGAAGGATTACAAAATTAAAACGTTAACAAAGGGAGCAATAAAACAAATGGCAAATCGACTTAATAAACTTTTCGGACTCACGCTTATGGCGCTGCTCTTTCTTGCAGTGTCGGGATCGGCATTTGCCGTTACTCCCATCCTAGTATTGCAAAACCAATTTGGTGAGAAATCAATCAACAACGTGTTGACCGGCGGAACGACCTTTATCGGCGGTCAAATGGCCGCAAACTCCATTTCATCCAACCTAACCGGAAGCACCGCTTATCCTTTGGCTAACAGCTATGCGCTTGTGTCGGCGAAACTTTTGCCCACCATGTTGCTTACGGGTTACGTCTCGGGTGCCGGTGTTGTTGCTTCAACCGATACCGTGCTCCAAGGCATCAACAAACTGAACGGCAATGCCGCTGCGATTTCGGTTGTGGCAAACGCTGCACTGCCAACCGCAAGCTTTACCACTGCCGCAGTGACGGCGAAACTCTTGACCGGACTTTCCCCTGCAACCGGCACACCGGCTGCGGGCGATACCATCTTGGTCGGCTTCAATAAGCTCGCCGGTAACGTCGCAGCTCACCAAGCCGATTCAGTTGCGGGCGATGTTGCGGCTCTTGTTGTCGATTTCAACGCCTTGCTCGCGAAGCTGCAAGCTGCGCACTTGATGGCACCTTAATAAAGTAAAAATGAAATATTTCGTAACTTCAAAGCTTTCAGAAAATATTCACGAGACGCCGGAAGGCTTTCTCGTTTGTATTGGGGTGCCAATCGCGCGTACCGGCGACATGCTGTACGGCGAAGGCGAAACCCCGCTTGAAACCGATGCTAAAGGAAAGGTCGTAATTTCCCGCAGTGAAGACGAAGTTTTTAGAGCGGAAACGATTGCCTCATTCGAAGGCAAGCCCGTAACGATTACGCACCCGACTGAATTCGTAGACCCGAGCAATTGGAGTCGCCTTGCAAAAGGCTTGCTCCAAAATGTTCGACGTGGCGAGGGTGAAAATAAAAACGACTTGCTTGCAGATTTGCTTATCACCGATAGCACTGCAATCTTTCTCGTTAAGAACGGTCTTCGCGAGGTGTCTTGCGGCTATGAAGCCGAATACACGCAAACGGATGAAGGCAAGGGAATTCAGACCAATATCATCGGAAACCATTTGGCTTTGGTTGATCAAGGCCGAGCAGGTTCAACTTACGCAATTAACGATCACAAAGGAGTAAAGAAAATGAAGTTAAGCGAACGAATCAAAGCGATCTTCGCCAAAGCTCAAGACGAAGCAATGAAAGTTGCGGAAGATGAAGCTGCGGCAGGCAAAGAAGACAAGGGCGAAAAGGGCGAACCTGCTAAAGACGCAGGCAAAAGCTACGACGAACTTGTTAAGATGGTGAAGGACTTAGGCGAAGCTTTATCCGCTTCACCGATGGCAAAGAAACAAAAAGATGCCGAAGGTTCCGCCGAAGCCGCTGCCGGGGAAAAAGAACAAAAGGGCGCAAAGGATGAAGATCCGATGGCCGCTCTTTCGGATCGCTTGAGCGCTCTCGAAGCTTCGGTTTCGAAACTCATGGAACAAATGGCCGGTGAAGGCGAGTCCGAAGACGCCGACGAAGACAAAAAAGCTAAAGACGCCGACGAAGGCGAAGAGTCCGAAGAATCTGAAGACGATGATTTTGAAGAAAGCACGATGACCGGCGATGCCGCAAGCCGTGTTGAAATCCTTGCACCCGGAATGAAACCCGGTAAAGATGCAAAGGTTCTTTCGCTCAAGGCCGCTTACGCCACCAAAGACGGTAAGAAAGTTATCGACTCTTTGACTGGCGGCAAGCCAACCTTCGACAACGCTGAAAAGGTCGAAACCCTTTTCATCGCAGCTTCGGAACTTATGAAAGCTCAACGGTCAAACGAGTTTTCAAAAGCAAAACAAACGAGAGATTTTGATTCAGGCGACAACGCTCAAGGTGTAGTCACTGCGGAAAAATTGAACGAAATTAACGCGAAATTCTACGCAAGAAACTAAAGGAGAAAAATAAAATGGTCGCATATCTTTTCCAAGCACCCAACGGCATTCCCGGTGACATCACCCGTACCGACGAAACCAACGTTGAACCTGCGATGCTAATTGCTGCATCGACGGTCTTCGCTCAAGGCTTCGGCATCCCGATGAAATACGTCGCGGGCGGTATCCAACAATTTAACGGTGGCGCTGAAGCTCCCGCAGATTTCGCAGGCGTATTGGTCCGCGAAGTTCCGAGCATTAGCGGAAGCCTTGCTTCCGGCTTCACCGACAACGTTCCTAATCCCGACGTTCCCCAAGGTCTGGCTGTACGTGGATACGTTTCAGTCAAAGCGTGGGGCAGCGCAGCGGTCCTTCGCGGCGGTTCGGTATTCGTTCAAATCATCACCAACGGCGGTGTTCCCGTCGGCGGCTTTAGAGCCGATGATGATGGCGGCAACGCTATCGAATTAACCACACAACAAGCTGAATGGGCTTCCGACGGTAAAGATGCCGACGGTAACGCTGAACTTCGCATTGCTCGATAACCAAGGGAAAAGGGGAAAATACAAATGAAACAATTTGCACGCCGATTTAAAACCAAAGATTCGGCTCTTTCGTACTACGTCAACCAACTCGAAAATCTCGACAAGAGGCTCTATGAGCCTCTCACTAGCGTAAGCTGGGGCCGAGACGTTAAACTGCGCGCGGGCATCACCATGAGCAATGAAAGCACGTCTTTCATTCGTTCAGCCTTCGCCGCTGCCGGAACTCTCGGAAGCGTTGGCAACATGCCTTGGATTTCTGCGGAAACAACCGCAATCCCCGGCGTGTCGATCAACGGCCAAAAAGTTGTGTTGCCTCTCCGTTTGCTCGCTCGTGAAATCAGTTTCACAAGCGTCGAACTTGAGCGCTCACAATTGACCGGCCAACCTATCGACGCTCAAAAGACCGATGCACTGAACACCCTTTATCAAATGAATACCGATCAAATGGTGTACATCGGATCTAGCGATGTCGGCGCAACCGGCCTTGTGAACTCTGCCGACGTGACTGTTGATAACGTTGCAAACGGTATCAGTGGTTCGCCTTTGTGGATTAACAAAACTCCCGATGAAATTCTTCAAGACGTGAACGCACTCTTGACCGCATCTTGGAGCGCTTCGGCTTTTGCAGTTTGCCCCGGCAAACTTCTTTTGCCCCCCGCTCAATTTGCGTACATCGCGAGCCAAAAAGTTAGCTCAGCCGGTAACGTTTCGATTTTGAAATTCTTGCAAGAAAACTGCATTAGCTTGCAGGTCAACGGCAAGATGCTCGACATCCAACCAGTTAAATGGTTGACGACCGCAGGCGTTGGTCAAATCGCTCGTATGGTTGTTTACACCAACGAAGAAGACCGCGTTCGGTTCCCGATGGTGCCTATCCGCCGTGAAACCGCTTACTATCAAGGCATCCGGTTCACCGCGCCTTACTTGTGGGCATTCGGCGAAATGGAAATCGTTTACGCTGAAACGGTTCGGTACGGCGACGGGATCTAGTCATGAGGGTAAAATTTTTGCAGGCCGCACACTTTGCGGGCAAAGATTACGGCAAGGGCACGCATGACGTGCCCGAAGTCGTAACCTCTCATAAGTTCTTTCATAAGATGGTTGAGGCCGGTCTTATTGTGGATGTTGAGGCGTCGGAGATGATTGCCCCAAAGTCCCTTCAAGAGCGAGCGAAGGACTTGGCCGAGAAATTGGCCAAGCCCGTCGTGCGCCTCAAGCCGGGAGTAGCACCCGAGAAACAAGCAAGCGATTCATTGAGCGAGAAAGAAAGCGAGCCCGAAATGGCAGCTCTCGATTCGCAAGATGAGTTTGAGGCTAGTTCCGAAAGTGATGCACCTAGCGAGCCGGAACAAAAGGAACCCCAAAGCCACAAAAAATCTAACAAACGCAAAAGGTAAGACATTACGATGAACGCCGCCGCAATATCTGAATTTCGCACAGAGTTTCCCGAATTCAGCGATTCGACGGTGTA